TATTTACCTGAATATGCGGCAATGTATGATAAATTGCCAATTAGTGCTTTTGTATCTGAACCAGTAAAACCAACTCCTGATCTAACTTTACATAACTTGCAGTTTTGGAACTGCATGGACTACGGTGTAACTGTAGTTCAAAAGCAGTTTATCGGTTCTATGCATTATGAAGTGTATACACGCGATTTTGGAACACAAACCGGAACTTATATCTGTACAATTGATAACTATCACCAAGATCCTGACGCAGTTGACTATGCAACCAGTGAAAACCCGTCAGAACATAAGTCGCATAACTTGATTGAACTTGATAATGGTCAATTCTGTCTCTATCCTAATAATAGGACGCGCATTTTTGACAACTCATTGACTCCAGAGACACCAAAAATTCCCGATTTCAAGGTTTCAACCGTATATTACCAAGTTGAGAACGGTCATGACCGCGATGGACTTGGAAATGATGAGAATTATTTCTGGAAAACAGCAAAAGAACGTAAAAATAACGAAAATTTACCCGAATTTTAGAAAAATGACCGATTTTTTAGACAATCTGGGCAATCATCAGCACCAAAAGATGCTTCGTGAGATCTCAAATGACGATAAAACGCCAAAAAAACGCGATTCTTTGAAAGAAACTGAGATTTTTGAAAATGAAGAAGAATTTACAGTGCTCCCTCCACAAACTTTGAACGAATTTTGATTTATACCTTAATAAATAAGATATAATCGCTGTATTTTTGTGCCTCTAGAAAGGGTAAGTCAAGGTTTTAAAGATGTTAGTATGTCATTTCTGAGTAATCCTCTGAATGATGACTTAATTGCGCTTAAAAATGAGCAAGCAATTGCTCGTTCAATTAGAAATATCGTTTTTACCTTTCCTGGAGAAAAGTTTTTTGATGAAAGTTTCGGATCAGAGGTCTCTAGATCACTTTTTGAAAATATTGACGATCTCTCTGCCGAAACAATGAGAGATCAGATTGAGGAATCAATCAATCGCTTTGAACCAAGGGTCAATCTGAAAAAAGTTAAAGTATTACCAGACTTTGATAATAACGCATACGAGGCGATCGTAATTTATAATATTGTTGGAATTGATGTTCCGGCACAAGAATTAGAATTCGTTTTGCAAGCAACTAGGTAACAATGCCACTAGTCAATTTTTCAAATCTGGACTTTAACCAGATTAAAACCACTCTTAGAGACTATCTACAGTCAAATTCTAGTTTTACCGACTATGATTTTGAAGGGTCTAACCTTTCTACGATTTTAGATGTCCTGGCATACAATACCTACATTACCTCATACAACGCAAACATGGTTGCGAATGAGGCATTTATTGATAGTGCTACTTTGAGAGAAAATGTCGTAGCATTAGCAAGAAATATCGGATATGTACCACGCTCTAGAAAGGCATCCAGAGCGACTATATCGTTCTTTGTTGACGCTTCCGATATCACACCCCCTCCAGTCTCTATAACCCTTAAGAAGGGTCCTGTAGCGGCATCTGCGGCTGCCTTTGGCAACTCGTCCTTTGTATTCTCAATTTTGGATGATGTCACTGTTCCTGTTCTTGATGGAGTAGCAACATTTGACGATCTGCCAATCTTTGAAGGCACTTTATTAACCACAGAATTTACATATAGTGCTAGAAATCCGAATCAAAGATTTATTCTGAATAATATTGGTATTGACACTGATCTTTTATCGGTCACAGTAAAGGCAAACGAACAATCAACACAATCAGTTAAATATTCCCTTCAAGATAGTCTGTTTAGTGTAAAATCAGATTCCAAAGTTTATTATATTCAAGAAATCGAAGATGAGAGATATGAGATCTTCTTCGGAGATGATGTTTTTGGTCAAGCACTTGAAGAAGGTAACTTTATTACCGCAAATTACATTGTAAGTAGTGGAGATAGCGCAAACGGAGTTAATAACTTTGCTTTCTCTGGTAAATTAACTTACACAAGAAACTCTGTTGAGTATACTGTCACAGATGGCATCTCTTTTGTGTCAACAGGTCTTAATGCATCTGGTGGAGAAAGTATTGAGGCAATTTCTTCAGTGAAAAAATATGCTCCTCGCATTTACTCATCTCAAAACAGAGCATTAACTGCTGATGACTATGAAACTCTGATTCCTTCAAAGATTTATCCAGAAACTGAGTCAATTTCCGTATTTGGTGGTGAGGACTTAATTCCACCACAATATGGAAAGGTTTTCATTAGTATCAAACCTAGATTTGGTGATTTCTTACCAAACCTTGTAAAACAGAATATCAGAAATCGTCTTAAGAAATATGCGGTTGCTGGAATTGTTCCAGAAATCTTAGATTTAAAATATTTGTATTTGGAAGTTGATTCTAAGGTTTACTATAACTCAAATTTAGCACCAAGTTCAGCATATGTCTCTAGCACAGTCCAAGACAATGCAAATAAGTATTCTGAGTCATCAGAACTGAACAAATATGGCGCTAGATTCAAATACAGTAAATTCTTGAAGATTATTGATGATAGTCACGAGTCAGTAACCTCCAATATCACAAATGTCCAAATGAGACGTGACTTGAGAGTTGTTACCAATACTTTTGCTGAATATCAAATTGGTTTTGGTAATGAATTCCATATTAAGAGAATGAGTGGATATAATATTAAATCCACAGCGTTCAGAATTGCTGGAAACCCAAATAGTGTATATTTGGGTGATTTGCCTAATACAAATAGAATTGATGGATCATTATTCTTCTTCACAGTTCCCTCTGTTAATTCTAATAGCGCAACAATTCTCAGAAGAAACGTTGGAACGATTAATTATAAGAAAGGTATTGTAACAATTAATCCAGTCAACATCTTGGCAGGAAAAATCAAAGATGGTCAACCAATTATTGAAATTTCTGCTTCTCCAGCATCAAATGATGTTGTTGGATTACAGGATCTTTATTTGCAACTAGATATTAGTAATAGTACATTCGATACAGTAGTGGATAGTATATCCTCTGGTCTTGATCCATCAGCGTCTACTTACATTTCATCTTCTAGTTACGCTAATGGAGCACTTGTCCGTGAGACGGGTGATCTTGGTACGGTAAATACAGATGGGTTATCAACTAATGTCACTAACAGGACTATAGCAACAACCACTACTACAACCGCCACCAGTGCTACAGGAACAACCACCACGACAACCACCACTACCCCTTCATCCACTGGATCTACTGGAGGCGGTGGAAGTGCCTCTGGCGGAGGTCAATCTGGATCAAGCGGCGGATCTGGTTCATCCGGCGGCGGATCATCTTACTCTTACTAAGAACGTAAAATCATAAAATGGCAGAAAAGAGAATTCAGTTTAACAACGTAGTTCAGAATCAAGTTCCTGCGTATGTAAGGGAAGAGTTTCCTCGTGTTGTAGAGTTTTTAAAGCAATACTATATTGCTCAAGAGTATAAAGGTGGTCCTGTTGATTTAATCCAAAATATTGATCAATATTTAAAATTAAATGAATCAACCAATTTAACGGAATCTGTCATTTTAGGATCTGATATTGAAATTTCTGATTCTACTATTTCTGTTGATCTCACAAAGTCTCCAACAGGGACAATTGGATTTCCAGATTCTTATGGATTAATCAAAATTGATGATGAGATTATCTCATATACAGGCAAAACCTCATCATCATTTACTGGATGTATAAGAGGTTTCGTTGGAGTTTCTTCTTATAGGGACAAGACAAAACCAGAACAACTTGTATTTGAAGAATCAGAAGCAGATTCTCATGTTGATGGTGCGACTGTAACAAACTTAAGTGTTCTGTTTTTAAAAGAATTCCTTACAAAAGTAAAATATCAATTAACACCTGGATTTAATAATAGAACTTTTACTGAAGATCTTAATCAAAACGTCTTTATTAAACAGTCAAAGGATTTTTATCTTAGCAAAGGAACAGATAGATCTTTTGAGATTTTATTCAAAGCACTCTATAATGAAGATGTAACAATAGTAAGACCAAGAGATTTTCTTCTTACGCCATCTAACGCTGATTACAGAATCGTTAACGATATCGTTGTCGAACCTGTAGAGGGAGATCCTGCTAATCTTCAAGAAGCTGTCTTGAGACAAGATGCATACAAAGATATATTCACAAAAGCATATGCTCCTATCACCGCAGTCGAGAAGGTAAACGTTGGCACAGGAGAAACCTATTACAAATTAAGTATTGACTCTGGATACTCTAGAGACATTGGTGTTGATGGTGCTTTGTATGGTCAATTCTTTGCCCATCCAAAAACAAAAGTCATTGGGCAAGTCGCTGCTGGTTCAACAATCATCGATGTTGATTCTACAGTCGGATTCCCTACTGGTGGAGAGTTGTATGTAAATTACACAAACCAAACTGTTGGGGTTGTATCCTTTAAATCAAAATCATTAACGCAATTCTACGATTGCTCAAACATCACTTTGACAATCTCTGATAAGTCTAATATTGGTATTAACACTTATGCGTATGGAGCATCTTTCCTAGATCAAGATGAAGAAATTAAAGTCAGAGTAAATCATGTATTGAGTAATCTGTCTGTTGATAATACAAGATATCTGGCAAAAGATGACAAATTAAAGATCAAAACTTTAGGATCTAATGCAACAGATGCTGTCTCAAAGAATTGGTTATATAATGTTTCTTCTGTATATGAGGTAAAGAGTTTAGAATTAATTGATTTATCTGACCTTACATATTCAATAGTTTTAAAAACGGATCACTATTTTAAAGTCGGTGATACTATTACAGTTATCGAAGGTGGATCCGAAAAAGGATCTACAATTATTTCTATTACTGCTGCTGACACAATTACTATCAGAGGACAGGGGCAATTAAATACAAACGCTTCTTTTACGATCAGAAGGAATATTCTCAAAGGGAATTCTGAGGTATTAAAGTCTGCAAATAATTATTCTGCCAACATTCAAAATGTGTATGTTAGTTCTATTCAATCTAGAACAAAGCAGGAAAAACTTTTAGTTTCATCACCATCTATTCCTTTTTATAATGCTCAACCCATAGAAACAACAGATGGTTCTATTACTTTCTCCGGTACATTTACTGCGGATGAAACTCAATTACAAATAACCTCAGTTACTGATCATGGTTTCTATAGTGGAGATGCTGTTTATTATCTACCAGAAAAAACATCTGAGAAGTTTATTAACGAATCAGGAGAGGTGGATGAAAGAACTGTTGTAAGTTCCTCTATCCTTACTGAAGGTCTTTATTTTATAAAGAGAGTTAGTTCTACAACAATTCAACTTGCGAAGAGTAGAACTGATATCTACAACTCCACATTTGTTTCTCCAATTGCCGATGCAACAGTAACCAATAATGTCATTAAAAGATATGATCTGAGAGACAGATCTCTTGAATCTCAAAAATTATTAAGAGAGGTTAAAACGCCCAATATCGATGGAACTGTTCACCCAACTGAACCTGGTTTTACCGGAGTTTTAGTTAATGGTGTCGAAATCTCAAATTACAAGTCAAATGATTTAGTATATTATGGAAAGATTAATGACATTGAAGTTCTCGCTCCAGGTAGTGGATATGATCTTATTACTCCACCTCT